TCTCGGCCGCGCTGGTTGCGTCAACTTGCCCCTGCTGTGCTCTGCTCATTCTGAGCCTCCTGATCTTCGTACCACTTCCTCAGTTCCGCATTCTCTGCGGGGTCCAGCAGGCGGTAGAAGTGCGTCAACATCTTCGCTGTGTACTTCATTCCAAGAATCGAATCCAACTCGTGTCCCATGGCCTTCACGCGCTCATTGGGCACCAAAATATGTAGGTCGCGAAAACCTTTCTGCTGCAGCACCCAGAAGACGGCATCCTGCTCTCTCATGCTGCTTGCCGTCGCTTCTGGAGCAACTCCGAATGTCATCTGCTCGAGGGTGGTCTCCCATACGTGGCCCTGGACCACGTTGTCCTCGTCATCGATCGCTACCAGCGCCAAGGGGATGTTGGGCAGCCGAGAGCCGTTCGCATCAAATACCCGGGGCATGCTGTAGCTGGTTCCGTCGCGCCTATTCTGCTCTTCGAGCTTTTCCAGCACCTTGGGTATGTCGCTGGACTTCATCTCTCGCAGGTGGGTCTTCATTGTTTAGGCCCAGATCCTATCCGTACTCCGTGATGTTTCTCGCGATACTGCATACTCTGGGTGTGATGATCGGCAAGCTGCGATTCGAGTTTTTTGCGCTCCTCGTCAAAATCTGCCGGCATGTTCAACTGTGCACGCCCACAGGTGGGGCAAGCCTCCATCTTGTAGTGGTTAATCAGGTGATGCTCAGCCGGCACCATCTTGGTGGGCACAAGCGGCTTCTTCGTCAATGGGTCCACCGCTGGCACCAGAATATCCGGGTTGTGGTAGACAACCGTGTGCTTGTGCTGCGCCAGATCGATCCATTCGTCTTTGAGTTGCCAAGCCATTTTTCTTTACCTCGTTTAACTAAACCGCGGTCAGTCGTCCGCCATTGCCGCCGGTCGCAGTGCCACCGCCGGGTGTTGCGCTTCCAACAGTTACAAGCCCTACAGGCTCCAGGTGATCAGCCAGTGCCGATGCCAGGTTCGGCTGCAACTGATACTGACTCCCATCCCAGGCAACAAACTGTTTGCTCTGCTGCACGAGTCCAAAGAGGGTAGCTGATGGTCTCAGCGACTGCACGCCCCCCTTTACCGCGGTGTAGGACGAGAACTGGCCACCCGTCCCATGGATATTCACCACATCTCCTGCTCCGGTCGAAGACGAACTCACTACGGCGTAATTGGTCTGGTTGAACGCTCCGCCGGCCGATATAGCGCTGGATTCGACCAGGCCAGCACTGACCGGCTGCGTCGACGCCATCTGATAGCTGCTCCATGTTTTTTGGTCATAGCTCGAGCGCAGCCGAAACACCGCACTGTTGCCCGGTGCGGGAATACTCACCGAGGACCCCGTTGTTACAGGCAATGTAGTCACCCCCTGCGTGAAGCTGACCGTAGGGGCATAACTGATCTCGTGGTAGATCGGCCTAGTGCCTGTCCCGCTGTTAATCTGCACCGTGTAGGTTCCGTTGGCGCCCGCCACAGTGTGCGTCACCCCCTCTGGAGGTGCGCTAGATCCAGATTGGGCTCCGCCTGGCTGAAGCAGGTTTCCGCCAGGAGATAGTGCTGTGAGGTTGTCCACCACCCCCTGGTTCATCAGGTTGCGGAAGTCGTCCCGTGCGCTTGCAGGCAATACCCTAGCAACACTCTCTACCAGCGCACGCAGGTTGGATTGGACAGGCGCGCTCATTAGCTGTCTCCTGGGTCGCGGCCAACCGTGACTGGGATCATGTAGGTGGTCATCGCCTTAAGGCTATTCCAGCTTCCCGGCACCTTGCCATTGCTGAGACGTACCCGCCAGAATTCATTCACGCTGGGTGCGCACTTTCGTGTAATTCCTGCCGTCTGCACGGGGGTAAGATCAATTGGATCCATCACCAACTCATCCAATTCCTGAATCAATTTCTGTTCTCCACCCTCGTCTGTAACCGCATCGCGGCTGGCGATGAATGAAGTGAGGAGTTGGCCGTTACCACAGGCATTCAGATTCATCCCCTCGGGCTTGCAGACCGCCTGCATGAGACCGCTGGACATAGTTTCGTAGGTGTCGTCAATTCCAGCCCCGTTGTCGCTGAAGATGCCTGGGGTACGCGCCTGCAACGTGCCATCCGGACCGCTCGAAGCATAGAGTAATTGGGTCAACTGAAAACTGGAGTCTGGTAGTGTGTTCCAGGACGGTCCATCGAGGTAGGCATTCCCATCCGGCGGCAGCATGCGCTTCATTCGCAGACAGACAAACCCTGCCACATCATGGGGAGACCACCGGCGCGCCGCGTCCATCGAAATTTCTTTGCCGCTGAAGGTTGAGAAGTGAATGGGGTTATTCCAGCCTTCAATGTAGCTCAGGGTAAAATCCTCATTTGGCACTGTGCTCGCGCCGGTTGGAACCAGCACACGCACGGTATGGGTGTCCTCGTCGATCGTCACCGAGATGCAGCTCGCGGCATTCCAATTGATGGTCGACCACAGCCGCGGAACCTCTTTCTGCATCATATCGGGATCGGACTCATCGTATTTATACAATCCGGATCGGTGAGCAAAGGTGATCATCTTGCCATTTGCATCCCAAGCACGGAAGCCGCACGGTCCCATTCCGTCCCAGCGTCGCTCCGCCTTCCAACTATTTGGGTCTCCCGTGTTTGTGGAGATAGTGAATCCACTCTCTTCCATCAAAGCAAACGGGAGACCTTTATATTTGTCTGTCACACCAAAGCACCGCTCCCCATTGGTGGTGATGGGAACTGGGCTGTTGTCCCCATAGAAACTCTCATAGTCGCCGGCAAGCGAGATATAGCAGCCACTGGCGAGTCCCGGAATGCCCGTGATGGCTACACGGTTGATGCTGGCCAGGTAATCAATGCGCACTCCCTGCGGTGGCAGAATCACATCCAGGCGGTCATCGACATTATTGTTTGAAGTCAAATAACTGTCGGTGAAGTTGAAGATTGCCTGCGTAGTCACGTTGTCCAGAATGACTGTGGCACTCTGGCTCACAGCATCGACAACCGTCCGCGTGGGATACACCACATTTTGGCTGGGGACCTGGATATTGAAAAGTCCGTTGTAGTTGAATGGTCCGTCCTGCACCGCATCCGCAATAGTGAATGCGATAATTCGGCCCACGATGTTGGGCATTCCAACAAGAATGTTGAATGCTCCAATCTCCCATCCATCCTCATCGATGATCGTATTTACCACACTGGCAACGGTAAATCCGCTCACCGTCCCAAGCTGGTTGATCCAGAGGCAGGCGGCATATCGGTAGCCCTGCGTTGAGTTGGGACCTCCTGTCGAGGTGTCGGCGGCAATTGCACCACCCGGCCCGGTTGTATTGTTGATGGGTGGATTTGAACCAATGGCGGCACTCAGAACGAAGGGTTGATCCCCAGGCTGGAAATATCCAACCAGCGCGTAGGCGCTTGGGTTGGGCGCGGCTGTGCCAGTCGGCACATCAGCCTCATAAATTCCCACGCTGGAGATCGAATAGAGTTGCTCGTTGTTTGGACCCAGAGGCACAGAAACTGTAACGATTACCGCGTCATCTGGATTAGTGTTGACAATCGCATTGCCAGGTCCAAGTGGTGTTTCTCCAACATTATTGGTGTAGGTCTGGGCAATATAAACATCGCGGCCGCCTGGAAACTGACCAGCGGGCAGTGTTGCCGTGTTCGCGGCGGGCGGAGTGGTGGCATTCCCGTTTGCTGTGATTGTGACCGTGGCACCCAGCGCGTAAGGAATTGGAGGTATGCCGGCACTCACCGACCCAAACTGTCCAGCACCAGCGGAACTTGGGTTGACATAGACCCGCACCCCAGTCACCGTTGGTCCATAACTGTTGGCCAGAGTAAGCCTAACAGCCTGGTTGGCTATGGTTGTGATGATGGTGGCGATTGCGCCCGCCGTGGTCTCGCCGTTGGCGTTGACCAAGGTTAGTAGCACTTCGATCGTCGTGCCCGAGGGGAAGGTTCCCAATCCTGCTGCCAGGATAAGTCCAGGCGCCGCAGGTGGGTTGACAACCGCACCAGCCGGCGAACGTGAGATAGCCGGCGACACTACGGGTGTGGGCAGTTGCCCTGGTGTAACGCGGGCACTACAGAAGGTTGGTGGTGCGCCCCCAGTGCCTGCCAGGTTGACGATGACATTGCTGCCAAGAGCTGCGCTACTGAAAAGTTGATAGGTGGAGAGTGCCGGTGCCGGGGTTCCCGTTGGCACCCAGGTGACGTAGGTGTTCGCACCGGTTGGCACATAGGCGGGTGGCAGGTTCTGCACCCAGCCCGGCAACTGCGCGCGGGTTGGCAGTGTGACCTGGACGGAAGCGCCAGGAGTGACGGTGGTGATCAATACTGGCGTAGAAGGTAGGGTTTCTCCAGCCGTGTTGGTCAGCGTAATAACAATATAGACGTCCTGCGCGGCGGGAATAGTGCCAGCCCCCTGCAAGGTGAGTATGGGTACTGGTGGAGGGGGTACCCGGTTGGCAATCACCATAGTCTTTTCTTTCCAGACCACCTGCTTTGGGCCTGGATTGTCAACCACCGTCCCACTCTCAGTCAGTGGCCACACAGGCTCTGGTGCCGCCGCTGTCACACCCGAGTTTTGGGCCTGGTAGGTGTGACCGTTCCCATTCAGCGGAGCTGAGGGTGTGCAGACCTCTCCCTTGAGAATTGGGGTGTTGGGTGCCCAGTTCCAACCAAATGGCTTCATCCCGTAGGGGTTGAGGGTCAAAGCCTTGGGATCCATGGTACTCAATCCGCTTACAGGCTGGGTCAAATCGCTGTAAGCGGAGAATACCTGGTTGCCGGCACTCGCCTGAATGGTGTGCGGCATCACTCCACCGGAGGTCTGCGGCTCGGTGAAGTTGGTCTGCGGAAACTTCACCATGCGCCCGGTTCCCAGCGGAGACTCGTATTGGCTTCCTTGGGTTGGCTGGAAGGCAAGCGGTCGCTGGCACCGGGCCACATAGGACCCATTCGGCGTGAGTAAGGTGTCAGCGGCACTCACCGGTGAGTAGACAAAGCCAATCGCCCCAGTGACCGGAGCGATATTGTCTAAACACTGGATAGCCGTGTTGTAGCCGGCGCGCGTATTGGCGCACGTCGGCCCACCTGCATCACGGGTGAAGTCTCTGTTACGGCACAGCGCAGCCAGTCCGATGGGCAGGTTGGTTGGATCGTCTTGATCCACCTGTCCAAGGAACCGGTTTTGCACTACCGGCTTCCCAAACCATTGCATCTGGCCCCTCCGCCCCTACTGCAGCGCTGGGATCAGAACAAGCAGGGTTGCGCTACCGGCGAGTTCTGGCGCGGTATAGGCCGCGTTGGTCGTCTTCTCCGCACCGCCTGGCTCGAACATCCGCACCCCGAGGTTCTTGAGGGTTGGGTTTGCATTCGGTGTGAGCTGAATCTGGCTGCCATCCAAATTCTGAGAGAAGACCCCCACGTTCGTGGGCGGCTGCGTCAGAATGGCGTTGTAGGCCAGTTTGGGATCCAGAATGCCGTTGGGATCATTGGGACCTTCCGGAGATAGGTCGAGCAGATCCCCAACCCCATTGGTTCCATAGTCGTCAGTAAAGGCAAGTTGCAACAAAATGCCTTTGGTGTTGTTGTAGTCCAGTTCTCCTGCGTAGGTTGCTTGAACCATTGTATTTCTCCTCTCGCTTGGTTAGCACCAGCCCCAACTGGTTCCACCGCATCCACCCATCTTGGCAAGTCTGCGCGGGTTCCGTGAGGTCTGGCGAATGATGTCCGCCACGATATTGTCGATACCAGCCGCCCCTTGCGTTGCGTAGCCTGCAAGGATGCTGGGGTTGCTGCGCTCCACGCCCATGTGGGCGGAAGACATTAGCGCCAGTGTTGAAGACATATCCCCGTAGAGCACAAGCTCATCGGTATCCTGCACCAGCCGCGGCGGATTGAATCTTCCATAGAGCTGGATGTCGATCGGCCCTGCCACCGGTGTGATGGAGAGCTTGTTTCCAATCCATGCGAAAGTGACCTGTACGGCGTAGGTTCCCGGCGTGATACCGGGAGGGTTGACGTGCGGTAGGGTGTCGCGCTCCCGCGCAGGGGTGTAGTACTGCGGAAGCTGGCCGGCTGTCTTCACCCACATCCTGATGGGGTCGTACAGTCCGGCCAGCGGTCCGCGTTGCGTTGGAGGGTTGGCACTCGGGTTTCCGGGGTTCTGGTACGGATACAGACTGGTGGTGCCAACCGGTATATTCAAAACCTCGATTACAGCCTCGAGGTTCTTGCCACTGGCGTTCTTGATGCAGTTGCGCATCTCGATATACTGCTGGTTGATGATTGGCAGCGCATAGGCCCGCGTGATCAATCGTCCGTTTGGATCACCAAAGTTTGCTTGGCAAAAGCTGATGACCTCACCCAGCGTATTCGGATTTGCAACGACAGTGGCCATCGATCTCCCCCGGCTCTACTTCGACTTCTTGGTTGTTTCCGTGAGGGTTTCAGGCTGCAGAATCGCCATGCGCGCGCGGCGCTTGGTGGTCTCCGCAACAATGCCCTTCCACTCAGAACTGTCCTCTTCATAGATGGCCAGGTGTTCCGGTTGCACCACCAGTCCGGCCATGAAGGCCTTGTACGGATCGAACGGCGCCGCGCAGTTCGAACAGAAGTACTGCTCCGGGCTCGTCTGACGCTGGTGGCAGTACGAGCAGTGTACCGCCTCGACGTTCGGTGAATCGTTCAAGTGTTGCGTGGCCCAGGCGTAAGGCTCTTTGATATAGCCCATAGCCAAAGCGTAGTTGTGCCACCGGCGGTGGTAGTAGCTGAGTTGGTTGCGGATTGCGTCTGCGTTGCTCTGCGCATAGCTGTGCCCTTCCGCGATGATCTTCTCAGCGTAGTTGCGCTGAATCATCACCGACCGCTCGAGGTACTCCTGGAAGTCAACCGGCTCTGCAATCCATACGGGCTCGCCGGCTCCGTCCAGAGTAATCTCCATCTTGGGCACCCATATCTTGCCCTTGGCCCGGTCCAGTTGCTTGCGCTGGATAGTGTAAATGTCCCCTTCGAAGACAAGCACTCCGCCCATCTGCTGCGCGTCGCTGGCTCCCTCCACGTAGTGTGCATAGAACTGCTGGGCGATTCCGCGGCATGGGATGTACTTCACTTCCGTGTCGGGCATATCGACACCGGTCTGCTTGTCGGCCTTCGAACCGGTGTGGGCTGCCCACATTTCGGGAGTCCGGATGGTGAGATAGCTCGCGTGGAACTTCCGGCCTTTGAAGATTAGGTCGACCGGCTCGCCTTTGCCAGCCTCAGGCACGTTCCAGCGGGCTAGCACTCCCTGTAGAGTCAGTGGATCCGGATTGATGTTAATTACCGTGGCTGGCGCGCAGGGACCTTCAATCCGGCCCTCCTCACGCTTGAAGGTCAACTTGCGCAACTCTTCAATCTTAAGGCGAAAGGCGCGCTGGCGCTGTTTTGCTGTGGCCCCGCTGGCATACTTGGTACGCATGATCTCGGCCGCGGTGATTTCACCGGCCTGCCCCAGCAGTTCGCGCATCTGTTTCAGTACAGACTCGCGCCGCTCGCTCGCTTCCAGATTCAATGCAGCGGCATGGCGCTCTTCACCCTCGCGCAACGGTACGTCGGGAAGGCTGACAGACAACTCTTCGGTATTTGTTTCAGGCACTCCGGGCATGACGGTCTCCAATCGATTTCCTAAGTTATCCCCACTTTTCGCTGGCACCCAGGTTGATGCCGCCGGCAGTTTGGCGTGCTACTGCATTGCGGAACTCCTGGGCGGACGTACTAACACTACGCAAAATTCCCTCCAACCCAAGCCGATGTTGCGCTGCAATCTCTTCGGCATAGGCCTCTGCTTTTTGCTGGCGTTGCTGAGCCTCAAATGCCAGCATGGCGTTCTGGTGATTCACCCAACTAACCGGGTTGCGGCGTTGCTGAATGTTATAGCAGCGGATGGCCCCCTTCAGATCACCAGCCTCTACAATCGTCTTCCATGGCCCGCACGGCATCATCATGTAGTCGCCGCGCTGCGGGTACGCTGCCAGCAGTTTGGTGCGGCCGTCCTTGGCCCTTTCGCCCTCCCACTTCTCCCGCGATCCCCAGGCCGATGCTGGAAACCAGCGCTCGAGTATCCATCCCTCTACATGGTCTTCGTACCGCGGCACCCAGAAGACACCCTCTTCAATCCGGTCTGGCACCACATCGGTGGGTCGTCCCAACTCTGGCAACTGCGAGACGTCGACCGAGATATGGTTCATCGTTCCAAAACAGAGAATGCGCCGGTTCTCCGCGCGCACCATCCGCCAGATCGGTTGGCCGTCTGGGCTCTTACCGCCGTACTCTTCCAGTAGTTGCTGTACCTCTTCCGGAGTGTCCCGCTCGGGACGGTCTTCATACATCAGCCGTCCTCTTTCAAGCACTTCGAGATTTCCTTCGCCAGCAACTGAATGTCGCTGAGGTCCAACTTGCGCTTGCCGGGTTCCAGTGGCTGCACGATGCGTAGTTCCTTGATCTCGCCCGTGCGCGCCTTGTAGTTTACCACTGTGGTATGGGTGAGTTCGATCAGACTATCTATGTCGGTCATAAACCCTCAGGAAAGGGGCGCGCCGGGTGATTAGCCCGGCGCGGCTTCGTTGCGAAGTTGCAATTAGATGCTGGACAACATCGAGGGCGAGATGCCCAGGCTGTTGACAACACCGTGAGCCCACGGCAGGTTGGTGTAGCCGTTGTAGGCATCCTGGTAGAGCATGTCGCGCTCCGAGGTTGCCTGCCCGCCGGTGTACCGCGGCCACCAGTAGCCCATCAGGGTTCCGGGAAGGAACTTCTGAGAGCCGGGGTACCGCACCTTGCGCAGGTGAGTCTGGCTGACGTCATACAGCGTGTTGGTGGCCGAGATCGAATCGGTCTCGACCTCCTGGTTGCCGATGAACCACTTGTCGTCGCGACCAGGCGCGATGTCGAAGTTGGCCAGTTTTCCATCGGTGCTCATCAGCGTGGTTTTGGCAAACCCGAGCTGCTGCGCGGTGGACTGCTGGATGTTGTGGGTGTAGTAGAAGCGCTTGATGCCCTTCTGGTTGGGCAGCGCCTGCTTCTGGCGGACACCCAGAGCGGTGATGACGCCCAGGGTGAGGGTGGCTCCGTTGGCATAGACGCCAGGCGCCTGCACCTGCGGGAGGGTGCGTGCCAAGCCGTCCTGATCGCCCACCTGCGAGGTGGAGATCAGATACTGCATACCCTGCGGACCCAGCGGCGCGCCGCTGGTGGCGTTCATCAGAAGCAGCGAGCTCCCAGCCACGAAGCCGGCCGGTGCGGCATCCACCTGAATGGTATCGATGGTGGCACCGGTGGAGTTCGACTTCTGCAGCACGGTGGGGGTTCCCACCACATTCAGGTTGCCGCTTGCGTCGGTCGCCATGTACATATTGTTCATGTCGAGCAGGCGGTTGCCGAACGGCGAAGCTGCCAACTGGACGGTGTTGCCACCGGCGTAGGTTGCATCCACGGTCCCAACGATGAACTGGTTGTAACCCTGGAAAAGCACGTTGCGGGTGTGCGCCATCTTGGTCTTCACGTCCGAGATCATGCGCGCTACGGGGTCGATGATTGCCAAGCCGCTGCCCTTGGAGATGCGGTCGAGCAACTCGGTTGCGCCGATGGCCACCAGGATTGGGATGGGGACCACGATGAACTGCTGGTACTCTGCCCCGGTTCCGGTGATGTACGGGCCACCATCAGGATCGTATGCGGCAGGCTGCCCGCCGATGTCAAACTGGATCGGGTGACGATACTTCTCTTTGCCCATATCCATCGTTCCAGCGGTCTGGAAGCGGCGGTCAATTCCCTCATCCATGTTCTGCGAGGTGTCGACGTTCTCGTTAATCACTTGCTCCATCAGGGCAAGCTGGCTCTGTGCCGTGGTCTGGTTCGGTGCCGGCATAGTGTGGTTCCTCTCTGGCGGCTTAGGTTCACCGCGGTTGGTACATCCTGCCCTGCTTGCGATTACGCGCATCGGCTAACCGGCGCGCGGATGAGGTCTTCAACTACCCGCCGATTCGCTTTCTTGCAGAGAGGCTGATGATAAGGGCCTCCTGGTCGCGGGGAGTCATAAGGTTGTAGTTCGGATCTTTGGCCGCCTCGCCCTCGGCCCACGATCGAATCTGGGTGGAGTTCATGGCGACTGGGGTAACAGTTCCCTGGCTCTGCGGCTCTACGCGCGCGATCTGCTGCGCGGGTGGAACTGCTGGCCGGTTCGAAGATGCCCGAATACCATCCTGGATGCGCTTTACCTCCGTCTGGATGATTTGGGGTAAATAAAGGTTTTGCAGCCGGGTGATCTCGGCCAGCCGTGCGTCTTTTCCATTGGTGCCCATGGATTGCAGGCTGGCCAGCTTCGCCTTGTGCATGGGATTGTTGCCAATCTTCGCATTCAACGCCTGGTAGATTCTCACGTTGAAGGCTGATAGATTCGTCACCTTACCCGTCTGCGGGTTGACGTACTTGTCCGTCAGTACGAAGTCGGGAAGGTACTCCCCGCGTTCCTTCATCGCTGCCACGAAGGTATCCACACTGCGGTTCACTCCTGCCTCATACTCAGTCTGTACCGCCGTATCCACCGCGCGCGCCGCGGCGCGGCGGCCTTCCGTGGTCTGCTGACCCTGCTGGGCTTGCAGCGCTTTCTGTTGCTCCTCCAGCTTCGCCTGAAAGGCTACCTGCTCCGGGGTGGCATTCGCCGGCAGTGGAGGAAGTGCAGTGGTTGTGCTGGTTGCACGCCCCAGGTCGTCCATAACAAAGTTATAGGCGGCCTTGGCATACTTCGCATCCTGGAGTTGGGTTGCATCGGCTGCCCGCGCATCCTCGCTGGGATAGACCCCTGCTAGACGCGCCTCGAGTGCTGCAATCGTGGTGTCATACCGCCCCGTCCCATACTCGCTGATGTAGTCCGTGGCGGCGGCCGCGCGGAAGGGTTTGAAGTCGGGTGCCATCTGCGGCTTGCCTGTAGCTGGATCAACTACCTCTTTTCCTTCAGCGTCCAGTACCTTAAACATCTCAGTGGTCTGGGCCCATGCGTTCTTGGCCATATCCGGATCGTCGGCGGCCAGCATCCAGTTGGTCTGCAGGCTTACCATCTGGCCGGCAGTCTCCACTGCAAACTGGGCCTCTTCCGGTGTACCCACTATGTCCAGAACCGGCTTGGCTGACTCGAGCGCCCGGGCAGTCTCCATCATCCCCTCGCGTATCTCAGGGTGAGCGTCAAAAACGGCTTTCAACTCGGGTGCGCTGGTCTGCCACTGGTCAATCAGTGCCGGCGTCGCCGCGGCGGCTGGTGCGGCCTCGGCCGGCTTTGGCTGATCGCCCGCCTGGGCGGCTTCCACGGCCGCGGCTACCGAGGCTTCGGGTGCGCTTTCACCCTGCTCCTCACCATTGATGGCAACTACCTTGGCCTGGCGCCGGGCCTCAGCCTCTGTTGGGTGGGCCAAGCTCCACTCTGTGTTGGCCTTCACATAGTCGGCCAGACCCTGCTGGTCGTCCGTGTAGTCGGTCGACTTCGGCGGCGTGGCGGATGTCTTGGGGTCGTAGGGCGCGCCAGAAACCGGCGCCGCCGGCGCAGCGGCGGCAGGTGTAACGGGTGGTTGCGCCGCAGCCGGTGGCGCGGCTGGTGTAGAGGCAGGAGTTGAAGTCGCTGGCGGTGGTGCGGGTGCAGAGACAGGTGCCGGTGCGGCTGGTGCTGGAGCTGCGACAGATGTGGGCGTTGCGGTAGTGCTCATGGTATTTCCTCCGGGCGGTTCGGTTTGTCAAGCATAATGCTCAGTTTAATGCGTTGCGTTCAGTAGTTCATTTGTCTCCAGCCGCCAGCTTCGCGGCATCGATCGTGGTGTCTACAATTTCCTTTGCGGCGGATACTTGGGCGGTTGCTGTGCCCTTGGTCAACATTGGATCAATCTCAGCCAGTTGCAGGAGTCGCTGAATCGCAGGACCCGCTACAGCAATCAACTGCTGCATCTCTCCCTGTACGGTTGGGTCTGGACCCTTCGCAGGCGGTTGCCCCGCCTTGGTAACGGCGAGTTGCCGCTGCGCGGCCTGTGCGGCTACCTGCATATCCATCTCATCCAACTCATCCCAGTACTGCTGCAAGAGGGCAAAACCTACTGGATCCTTCATGCGTAAGTCAAAATGTTCCAACATATACCGGCCAAGAATGAGCTTTGCGGTGCGGAAGTTTTCCCACTTGTCCGGGTGGACAGGAAGTTCCTGACCCTGACTACCATCTTGGTTAACCACCTGCTGGGGTCCGGCCTCGAGAATGGTCTGAATGTCGCTCAACGTCTTCAATTGCTGTGGCTCATTCGCCTTCGCGCTTCCAGGCACCATAGAACTCTGCGCGAGGTCCTGGTTTTCAGGAATGTCCCACCACTCCGCCGCGGCTGGATTGTTCTTGGTCAATTCCTCAAACATCACTTTGATGGCGTCGCGCAACTCATCCGGGCTGATTGGTAGGTCCTGGTCCTCATCGACCGATACCTCAATATCGCCCTGCATGGCGGTCCAGTCCACCTCGTTGTTTTCGAAGGCACCTCCGCGGCTCTGGATTACATCCCAAATCTTCGTCACAGCGCCCGACTTCATCAGGTCTTTCAGACATCCAAAGGCGTTCTGGCTGGCAGATGCGTGCTCGTCCTGCACATTCTCCCAGTAGGGCTTGAGCACGGTGGCAGAGCGATCGAGTTGCAACTGCTGACCACCCAAAGTCTCCACATCGTGCTGTGTGCCCTGGCCGCTGAGTTGTCTGGGGATTCCTAGAATCAACTCGGCAAAGGTGACGAGCATCTGGGGATATCCCCACAGCGCCGGGTTGACTGGAAGTTCGTTGTGGATCATGCACTCAGCGAGAGGTCGTGGCTCGCCGTTGATACGCATGGGAACCGGGATTAGAGTGCCGGCCGGCACTGCCTTGCCACTCATCTTCTCCGTGTCAACGCGGGAAGCATCTGCGAAGTTGAGTCCGGTGGCCGCGCGCGTTGCCCAATCGTCCAGAATCCACATGACCCGGTTGAATCGGGCATTGAAACTGACGGCGGTGTTGGCCAGCGCGTTGCAGTAGACCCCTTGGTTGGCGAACAGCGAACACGATGTCCACTCTTTCTCGAGGTTGGCAGCGCGTATGTCCACCACCAACTCACCCACCATAGTCAGTTTCAGACCCTCAGGAAATGCCTGCCTCATACGACCAGCAAATTCACGATCGCCTATCTTGTCATAGGCCATTGGATTAAACCAATGCTCCCCATAGGTGGGGTTCATCAGGCTGTTGTCCGCCGTCATACCACCCATGGCGCTCACGGCATCCAAGCGGGCCAATTTCTCTACGCTGGCATTCGGTGTAGTGGATGTCTCCGCACCAGCCTGAATCTTGTCATACATCGCCGGGAACATCCGGCGGGCCTCGCCAACATCAATCTCGCACTCTTTGCTGAAGGTGGGCGTCTTCTTGAGCGGCCGTTCACCCTTGGCCTTGGGGTCCATATCGATCTCGAGCGGAGAATGAAGGGACCACTTCACACCACAGCGCGGGGTCTTCTTTTTTCCCGCTACCTTGAGGCTGGTCCGGTTACCTTCACCGGCGCCAAAGTAACTCTCCATCCCCATAAAGCTGCCACACTGCGGGCAGATCATTCCGTCTGCATTGATCGCCGGCGACTCAGTTCCGCAGTTCGGGCAGTGGTAACGCGCCGGGGTCTGTATCTCCATATCTTCGAAGGTGAGTTGTTCGTCGTAACCAAACATATCTCCGTCCACCACACCGCGCGTATAGCGGAAGTAGGTGCCAAAGAGGAAGAGCTGCTCGAAGATCGAGCGGATGAGAGCGCGCATCTTGTTCTTGCGCTCGATGATGCGGATAGCCTCCACCGCGGCCTTGGCCGTCACAGAATCCTGCAGGTTGGGGTCTGCGTTCTGGGGCTTTACCACTGTCTTGGGAACCGCGCGGCTCATTGTCCCGGTGAAGACATTGCAGAACATCAGCACCAGTGGGTTAATCCAGCGCTCGAGGTCGGTGTCTTCCCCCTCATCCTGGCCCTGGCTTCGTCCCCAGGCTAACGCATCGTACCAGCAGTTGGTCGAGGTGTCCCAGCGAATTACCTGGATTCCGCGCCAGTAAAAGACATTCTGCATCCACTGGCGTATGCGCTCTAGCCGGTCTGGCGCCCAACTCGCGCGGTAATCACTTAGGGTGCGCACCAGCATATCCTGGTCTTTCTGGCTGACATTGCCAGTAGAGAAGTATGCGGCCTCTGGGCTCAAAGGCTGTGGGTTTTCTCCACTCACTGCGGTTGCATTGTGCACAGTTCCACCCTGGGCCTGGCCTCCCTGAGGGTTGCCGGCGGCACCTGCGGCCATCGCGAGTAGATTACCCATTAGTGCACCCTCGCCTTATATTGTGCCGGAATAGTTCCCGGTGTGAACGCCCGCGCGAATCGACTCTCGAGCCGATCGAAAGGTGTTGAGTATGCCGCGGGCTGGCCCTGGGGTACCGGTTCAAGATCGGATGACACTGCAGATGCACTGATAGGTCGTGCTGGGTCGGATGTCTTTCGTCCCAACACAATCTCGAGGTAGTACTTGCGCTCAGCCTCGACCGCAACCAAGCGGTGCTCCAAGTCTTCAAATCGTCCGCGAGAAACAAAAGGCCACTTCATTATGGCCACTCCACCAGCAGCACTCCGCCAGCGGTTGCAGAGTTGGTTGTCAGATTCAGGTATGGGGTTCCTTCGCCGCCGGTGTATCCACCCTCGCCGCCATGGACACGGCCGTCTGTGCCGCCAAAGACGATAGGCTCGAAGGCTGGTCCCTGTTGTCCAGCGCTGTTGGGTAGCCAGACCTGAATGCCTGCTGGAGTGGGAGTGGGGGCACTCGGGTCGCTGGTGGGATCCAAAATGTAGCCCGTCAGCCCTTGTTGAACTCCAGCATTGTAGGCAGGGTCTTCCTGCACCAACACCTTACTGGCTGGAATTGTTCCAGCGATGAGGGTCATGGCGCCGCCTTTAGCGTTGATGGCAATGTTTGTGACCTTAGGGTTCGTTTGCATCGTCACTCTCCTCTACTGCTGGAACTAACGTGTGGTATCCAAAATGATGTTGCTCATGCTATAGGGGTGCTCTTCATCTACATACGGTGCAAACTGCATGTCGGTCTGCGGACGCTTCGGTGAGAGATCTACAGGCACCGCTGCACGTCGCAGATCAGGAGCGGCCTGGCCAAGGTTCGGCACTGGTCTGAGTTGCATCCCAGGAGGGGGCACGGGAGGTGCCATGGGTCGAACATATTGAGCGGGTAAAGTTGCAGCCGGCGGAGGTGTACTTGTAGGAATCCCAGCAACTGTCTGCAACTGTGGATGGGGAGCCGCGACCTGCGCGGCCTGCGCGGCGGCGCGCAAGGCCGCTTGCTCCTTAAACCGCTCCAGTGCTTCTTTGTTTTCATCCGCCATTTTTGGTCACCTTGAAGGTTAGTTTTTTACTTCGCCCAACCGAACAGTAAGCCGAAGATCGGTTGATAGCCGGTCCCGCCGGATACAGACGACTTCAGGAAGCGCACCGAGGGAAGCAGATAGTAGTTGCCCGTCAGTCGGATTCCTACCAGGGCTCCGCCGCTCCACTGCCAGCCGGTGTTGGTGCCGCTCCAACTGATTCCAGCCGCGGTCGGCATGTAGACCGGCACGGTTCCGACGGTGAATACCCTCTGCGCGATGCCGGCGCCGATGTTGGACGTCACCGTGAATGGCTTGAGGGTGCTGGGAAGTGCGTCAACGGCAGTGAAAGCGTAGGTTCCCGAACTTCCCAGGGAGTGCGCGTAGAGAGCTGTACCAGCCTCGGAGGGGGAGGCGTTGACACTGTATGATCCACCGCCCGCATAGATGTTCTGGAACTGGGCATGAGCTGGCGGTGCCATGAAGAGGAGCATCAGCAAAATCACTGGGCTAATCTTTGCGGCCGCCTGGGCCTCTGGGGTAGGCCCGCCGAAGACGGACGGCAGTGCAGCGTGCAGCAGCACGGAGATTGAGACGAGGATGGTGAAAATTGCTGTGTGCCCTGGCTGTGCCAACCACCCCGAGCAAAGCTGCGGTACACCCAACACCCCAAATAGCGTGACAGCAAGGTGTAGATACTGCGCAATTTTTGTCATAAAGTTTCCTTTCGCTGCGTTGATTGACTTCCATTTGTTGTAGAGACTGAGTAATTTGAAGGCTTCAACTGGATTCATAGTGGTCTCTAGTGTTTATGAGTTGTGGTGCTGCTGCTGTTGGTCGTTGTGCTGGTACTGGTTTGCAATTGGGTTACTTGGGGAGTCTGTAGTGCCGTGGTTATGCGGGTTACGGCGCGATCACCCAATAGGATCAGGATGCCAGCCACAATGCCGAGCATCCATCGGCGCATTGCTTTGCGCTCCTCGCGACTTTCAACAATATAATTTTCCACGGTGCTCATGCGGCTCTTGAGCCCCAGATCGCCGTTGCCGTGAATCGCTTCCCGGTGATCGTTAACTGCAATTTCGATTTGTTGATGCCAGTATGGTCCATAGGCCCCCTCAGCAGTCTCAGACATTTTTATTCCCCGTTGGTCGGTATTGGAACTGCGTAGTTAGCCTCCAGCTTCGAGGTATAATCAGGGTCGGGCGTGATGTGTCCAGCGTTCCAGCACTCTCCAATCTCATCCAACGACTGCGGCTGAAACCTGCGCAGTTCGCTATTCAGGTATGACACACTGGCGTGGAACGCGGTATCCAGGTCGTCCATCTCTTCTGGCGAGCACCCTGAAGCGTTGCAAAGCATCACCTGGAGCGGTCCATAACTGCAAGCGGCCACTGGGCTACCATACAAGGCAATCAGCGCCGGCATGGGAGCGTGGGAACCGTATATCCCACCAACATCAAAGGCGGCCTCATGCCGCGGTGTGCAGTTCTCACCAAAACTCGATTCGTTGCCAGTCATCGCCCAGAGCAATTGGGCACCGTTGACGCCGGCGGGCAGTGGACCCACCTGGGATCCGTACTTCTCACACATCGTTGCAACCTGGTTTTGGGTGAAGCTCTTCATGGTGGCTCCTTATAAGAATGACCAAATAATACCACTACAACCATTTGTGCCGCCCGCCGACTCCATGA